CATAACTTAAATGTTGGAGATCAGGTTATTATTAGAAATGTAAAATGTGATCTCAACAGCACTGGATTAGATGATAAAGCATACAATGGCACATTCACTGTTACTGATCGAGACAATAGTAAAGAATTTAGAGTTTCTAATGTAGATGTGGAGGGTGTAGCTCACTCACCAGGAACATTTGTAAACAATACTAGTGTCAGAAATAATCAATTACCTAGAATTGATAGAAATGACTGCAATGAAAATTTATTTATTTACAGGTCAACAGTCATCACACCATATATTGAGAATGTGCAGGATGGTATCTATCATTTATTCGTATTAAACTCAAATAATAAGATGGTTGACCCATCAAATGAGTTTTCTAATGATAGATTCAATCAAAATATTGTTAACTTATATCCTGAATATGATCGTGATAATGTAGATGATAATCCACCAGAAGCATCATCTTTTGCAAAAAATTTCCCAATTGGTGATGTTGTAACAAATGATTTAAAGAGAAGTGTAACTAGAGAGACTACAAATAACTTTATGAGTGGTTTTGATGTTACTAATACAATTAGTTCAATTGTTGACTCAAGCACAACAGCAATATTAACTTTTGATGAGGAACATAATTTTGGAGCAATAAAATATATCTCATCACTTTCTGGCGGATCTGGTCATACACCTGCATCTGGTCAAGCCACATATCATAATATCAAATTATTAAATAACACATCAACTCCTCCCACAAATGCAAACTGGGATGGTGCAACAGCAATGGTAACTGTACAAAATGGTGTCGCTATCGCTGCTACGATCACAGAAGGTGGTTCAGGATATACTAATGGAGAACAATTATATTTTGATAGTTCTGATGTAGATACTGGTGGTATAGGAGGTGGTGCGAGTGGTTATGTTGTAACAACCACTAATGGAATATCTGTTGGCACTGGTAATTATGTTCAGGTCACAGGTATTACAACTGGAACAGATTCATATCATCGAATATCTAGTGTCACACTTGACAATGCAATTACAGTTCATAAACATACAAGCGATATTATTTTAGAGGGTCAGCAAGTCATTGATATGGGACCTGTTGTTTCTGTTGCTAGTACATCTTCTACAGTAGATAATGTAACAATTTTCAACACAACTGGAGCACACGGATTACTTGTTGGTAATTCATTTAGATTATTAAACGCCAGTGACCAGAATCTTGGAGACTTAATTGTTAAAACAGTAGTTGACGTAGATACATTTACTGCAGCAACTGGGGATGAATTAACATCACCAACATATGTTCTAAAGCATGGATTATCTGCGAATGATGCTGCATCCAATGTAGGTGAAGAGAATTTAGGTATCAGAGGATTATCGATTTATGACCATGATTACTTAATAGCAAATCAATTAATTGATAAAGTAACCACCAGCATTCAAGTACTCCTACCAAACGGAGATACAACTGCCGATAATATTATACAACGTTTCCCTATTGGTTCTTATTTGCAAGTAGACGAGGAGATAATGCGTATCTCTAAAAATACTTTAGGTGCAAATAATGCTATCGAAGTAATACGTGGTGTCTTGGGTAGTAGAATCGATGAGCATAAACAATCTTCACATCTAAGAAAGATTAAACCACTACCAATTGAGTTTAGAAGACCATCGATTCTTAGAGCATCAGGACATACATTTGAATATGTTGGTTATGGTCCAGGTAACTATTCAACTGCATTACCTCAATTACAGAATAGAACGTTATCAGAAAGAGAAGAATTCTTATCACAAGCACAGGAAACATCTTGTGGTAACGTAGTTTACACTGGTATGAATGATAAAGGTGATTTCTACATTGGAAACACCAAGATTGCATCTGCGAGTGGACAACAAACCACATTTGATATACCAGTTCCAACTATCACGGGTGAAGATCCAAATCGTTTGAGTTTGGTTGCTGATGAAGTTATTGTTAAAGAAAGACTACTTGTAGAAGGTGGATCGTCCAAGAACATATTATCACAATTTGATGGTCCTGTAACATTCAACGGTACTGTTAGGAATAACGCTAATGTAACTGTTGAGGGAGTAGTTAAGATTAATAATAATACAAATTCAACTGCAACAAATAATGGTGCTCTGGTTGTTACTGGAGGAGTTGGTATTGCACAAGATGTTAATGTTGGTGGAAATGTAAAAGCAGCAACATTTGAGGGTGATGGTGCTAATTTAACAAATACTGGTGCCACAATGAGCACCGCTACAACTGGTGCTGAGAGAGTTGTTCTTACGAATATTTTCTCTGGCACGATGACTGATGGTAAGACAGATCCAGAATTAACATTTAATTTTGCTACTAATACACTTAATTGCACTAACTTTAATGGTGCCTTTTCAGGTAATGTTTCTGGTAATGCTTCAAGTGCATCAACTGCTGCTAACTTAAGTTTCGGATCTGCTAATCAAGTTGTATTTAAGAATGGATCAAATAATGGTGCAACATCAAGTAATCTTACATTTGATGGCACTACATTATCAGGAACTGGTCTTGAGATTAAACTTGAAGATGAAAAGAGATTATTAATCGGTTCTGGTAATGATTTAGAGTTAATTCATGATACTGAAAACTCTATTATAAGAGAGCAAGGAACTGGAAATTTTTATTTACAAAGTGATGAAATTATTTTCATTACTAAAACAAATGGCACCGACGTTATGGGAGAGTTTAATGCCACTGGTGCAGTAAAATTATATTGGAATGGTATTACTAATCCTAGTGTGAGACTTGAGACAACTGAAACTGGTGTGTTAACATATGGTAATCTTGAATCAAAAGGTGATGTTATAGCATTTAGTACATCTGATATGACATTGAAGAAAGATATTTCACCAATCGAAAATGCACTTGATATGATTAACAAGTTAAGTGGTAACACATTTACTTGGAACACTGATTTATCCACTTTACTTCCATATGAAAATGGCACAAAGGATACAGGTATTCTTGCACAGGAAGTTGAGGCACTCGGATTACCTGGTGTTACAACTACAAGAGGTGATGGTGTCAAGGCAGTTCGTTATGATAGATTAATTCCAGTTTTAATTGAAGCAGTCAAAGAACTTACTGCGAAAGTTAACACTCTTGAAAACAAATAAATAACTAAAAAAAATACTGATGGCGAATATTAAGAAGAGTTTCAATTTTAGGAATGGTGTACAGGTTGATGAAGATAATCTGTTAGTAACACCTACTGGTCTGGTTGGTATCGGAACCACTGTGCCTTCTGAGGCTCTTGATATTGTAGGTAATGTAATTGTATCTGGTGTAACAAGCACAACTCTTGCACAAGTAGGTATTTTAACAGTAACGACTCTTAATCCCACAGAGATTATTGGTTCAGGTGTTAGCATATCAAGTGGTGTTATCACAAGTACAGGTGGGGGAGGAATAGTAACATTTTTTGGAGATGGACAATATTTAGAAAATTTACCTACAACTCAATTCGTATCTTCTGCAACTGGTATTGCTCTTACATCACTAAATTGTGGTATTGGAACTACAAATGCCATAAGCACCTTGCAAGTTGGTGGTGATCCAAATACACAACCAAAGGGGGTTGGTATTAGTTCTTATGGTGATGTAAAAGCGACTGGAATAATCACTGCAAGTTCATTTGTTGGATCATTTGTAGGTGATGTGACTGGTAATATTTCGAGTAATCTAACTGTTGCTGGTATTTCAACATTCAATGATGATGTAATCACTAGCATAGGAGCAACTGTTGGAATTGGAAGCACTGTATTTTTTGGTAGTGATGTAGAAGCAAAATTTGGTGATAATGGCGAATTAAGAATTTTTCATGAAATAAATTCTGGACAGAATTATAGTCGAATATATGCTAAAGATGACTCACTTTTAATTGGTGCTTACTCAGCTGGTAAAACTGTCAGTATCTTCGGAGGTAGCAGTGTTACTCTTAATTCAGTAAATAATAGAATAACTAATAATGGAGTAGAAATAATTGAAACTGATTCTACGTCTGCATATCTTAAACATATCGAATCAGGTTCGGGTAATACTAAATTACAAACCACTGCTCAAGGTATTGATATAACTGGTAATCTTGGTGTAAGTGGAAATACAACTCTTGGCGATTCGAGTTCAGATACTTTAACAGTTAATTCAACACCAACATTTAATCAACCAATAATAGGTACTACTGGTGAGAATAAAATACCATCATTGTACGGTGCAATGACGAATTTGCCTAGTCCTTCCACATATCATGGTATGTTTGCACACGTTCACGCAACAGGTAGAGGATATTTTTCACATGCAGGTGGTTGGTATGAATTAGTTAATAAAGAAACATCTGGAATAGTTGGCACAGGAACTGAGACATATAATGTTGGTGCCCTTGGTATAGGAGTTAATAATCCAGCAAATGATTTTCAATTAAGAAAATCAGGAGATACAGAATTACAGATAACAAGTGAAACAGGTGTTGCGGGTCTGACGGTTGGTCGGGAAACTGGTGTTAATAACACAAATAACGCAGAGATAAGATATGCTGCAGGTAATTTAGGACAATATAGTTCAGAACAATCTCTTGACATAATAAATTATGGAACAGGTAATTTTAATTATCATTTAAGTGCAAATAATCCAAATGCTTATCAAGGGAATTTTTATTGGCATAGAGGTATTAATAATGAGAGATTAATGACTCTGACTGGAATTGGAGGATCATTAGGTGTAGGAACGACTCTTCCATCAACAGAATTAGATGTATTTGGTGATGGAACTTTTAGTGGTAATTTAAACGTTGGAAATGATATAACAATTGCTGGACAATTAACTGTTCCTGTAGTTAATAGTGATATAAATGCGGTCAATATATCTGGAAATGTAAATGGAAATATTAATTCAGTTACAGGTGTCTCTACTTTCTACAACTTAAGAGCAACTGGGGTAAGCACATTTCTAACTACATCAGTATCCACTTTAGGCATAGGAACAGATCCATCAGTGCCATTGTCAGTCAATAGTGAAGAAGATAAAAGTTTCTTCGTTGCTGCTAGTGGTGATGTTGGTATAAAAACAACAAATACGCAAGGAAATACATTATTAGTTGGAGGTTCAATATCAACTCTATTACTTGGTGTTGGAACCACACAACCCTTATCTACTGTAGACTTCTCTCTTGCTGGTCAAACATTAGATGGAGTATTTGCTAATCAAATGTTTATGATACCACCTAAAGTTGGTGCAGCACAAACTGCAGCATTAGCAGGTCTTGTTTCGGGTGCGATGATATACAATACAAATTTAAATAAACTTCAAGTATACAATGGAACTAATTGGGAAACAGTTACAAGTGTTGAGGTTACTGGTTAATGACTATTAAAGCATCAGCATCACCAAATCCACCATTAAGTTTCAAAGATGATATTGAAGAAGAATTTGGTCCTAATCCAGGTAGAAGTTTAGGTCAATATCGCAGGGAAGATCCATCTAGAGTTTCGGTTTTAAATCCTAATGGATTATTAAATAACTCTTCACCAAGCGGTAGTTCATTATCTAATTTACCATTAGATGCTGGAATACCAAATAATGGTGAAATTAAATTTAGTGATTTTTTTGGTAAAAAATTGAATATAGTAGTTGACTATTATAGTGGAACACAACAAGTAAAACAAACATCAGGTGCAAATACTTTAGCTGCAACTTTTAGATTCAGAAATTCTCCAGCTTTAGTTAAAGTTGTAGGTGGATTTAGAAGTAAACCTAATTCTAGTGTTAATAATAATTATGTTTTGACATCATCTGAATGGCAAGGCGGTAAAAGAGTGTTAGTAAATGTAAATAAAACTATTGGTGGAAAAAAAGATGGAGATATATCTGATGTTGCACTTAGAACTGGTAATTGGCCAACTGGTACAGAACTACAAGTAGATATTGGAGCATCTGGAAATATACGTGGTGCAGGTGGAAATGGTGGTAACGCATCACCTGGATTGCAACAAAGTAATGGTTTTCCTGGTGGAAACGGAACAAGTGCGTTAGGAATTGAATATCCAGCAGTTATTGCTAACAATGGCACAATAAGATGTGGATTTGGTGGTGGTGGTGGAGGTAGCGGTGCTGCATGTAATCCAGACGATAAAAGCACTACTGATTTTGGTCGCTCTGGAGGCGGTGGTGGTGGAGGAGCTGGTCTCCCTGCTGGAGGAGCTGGTCAAGGAGGATCAGGAGGTTTTAATGGACCTAATCCCAAAAATGGAAGTCCTGGTGATGCTGGTAATTTAAATAATGGTGGAGATGGAGGAGATGCACCCTCTCATGGAGGTGCAAATGGTGGTCCTGGTGGAGCAGGTGGAGACATCCAAGATGCTGCTGCAGCAGGAACTACAGGAACTCAAGATAGAGCAGGTGCTGGATATAAAGCACCAGGATCTGGCGGACCAGCAGGGTCAAATGGCAGGGGAGTTTTATACAGTAATGGTACAGTTCAGGCTGGTAGCACTTTCACTGGTAATGCTGTTGGTGGAGGTGCTCAGATTCTTGCAGTAAATTAATTTATTTGATTACTGATAAATATTATTACTATAAAAATTATTATGCTAACTGATTTTATTACGATTTATGAAAACGCTTTAACAAAAGAATATTGTGAAGAATGGATAAATTATATTGATTATTTAAGAGGAGAAGGATTAATTAGACAGGAAGATAGTAAGTTGCATGAGCGAGATCACGAAACCATTAATTTTTTAAATGACGACACTTTTGACCTAACCTCATCAGATAAATTGGTTCGGTCTTTTTTACCAATGATAAAAGATTGTGTTGATAATTATTTGGATGATTATAGTGTGTTAGGTAGCTCAAATTTTTTATTATATGATGTCAAAGCAAAAAGGATTCCCATAGGAGGAGGATTTCACGCTTGGCATTATGAAAATGCTTCTTTTCATACTTCAACAAGAAGATTCGTAGTACAGGCTTATCTCAATACCATAGAGGAAGGTGGTGAGACTGAGTTCTTATATCAAAATAAAAGAACTAAAGCAGTTCAAGGAACAGTACTTATTTGGCCAGCGGGTTTCACACATGTTCATCGTGGTAATCCACCTATAGGACAAGATAAATATATACTTACGTCTTGGGGAATGTTACAGAATTAAATCCATGAAAACAATTTTTAAAATAGAAGAATATTACCCTGAAGATAATCAGGTAGTTATAAGATATTGTCGGCAGCACTCACCTAAACCTATATCTGAGTATCCTGCTAAATGTGTATCTACTGAAAAATATGATGTTTCATTTGATAGTCAAAATTTAGTCGAGTCTATTGCACAATATGGTTATCGTAAAGTTTTAGCACAAGAAGATAATGAGGAAACATTACCTGAAAATGTACCAGAAGACATACCAAACAGTTTGGACATTGCAGATTATGTTGGAAAAGTATTTTGTGTCGAGGGTAAAGATGCGACGGAGAAGATAAGATCGAGAAAAATGAGGAGGGTTGATATCGAATGAGCACTTTTAATCGAACATATAGAGCACCTCAATTCTTTTTGTGTATTCATACCACAGACGAATATCATATTGAATTAGAAA